CTTCAAGCTCGATCTCCTTGGCGACGGTGACGCCGTCCTTGGTGATGCGGGGCGCGCCGAACGACTTCTCGATCACGACGTTGCGGCCCTTGGGGCCGAGCGTCACCTTCACCGCGTTGGCGAGGATGTCGACGCCGCGCAGCATCTTTTCGCGCGCGTCGATGGAGAACTTGACGTCCTTGGCAGCCATGAGAGCTTGCTCCTGAAAAGCGGATTGATTGGAGATCGAACGACTTCGATGGAATGCGCAGGCAGAGCCGCGCGGCAGGGCATGTCGCCTGAGGCGACGATGCCGAGCCCGTCGCCTCAGGCGACGATGCCCAGAATGTCGCTTTCCTTCATGATGAGCAGGTCCTGACCGTCGATCTTGACCTCGGTGCCGGACCACTTGCCGAACAGGATCTTGTCACCGGCCTTGACGGTGAGGGCGACGAGCGCGCCCTTGTCGTCGCGGGCGCCGGGGCCGACGGCGACGATCTCGCCTTCCTGCGGCTTCTCCTGGGCGGTGCCCGGGATGATGATGCCACCGGCGGTCTTCTCGACGGCTTCGATGCGCTTGACGACGACCCGATCGTGCAACGGGCGGAACTTCATGGGGATCTTCCTCCAAATGGCAGGACAGTGACGAACGGGACCCGAGAGGGCTCCCGGAACCGGCATCCGACCGACTTCGCCCTCACGGAAGCCCCTCCGGAGAGCGGGGCACGGAGCCGGTGTCGATCATCTGGGCGATGTCGACGCGCGGTGCAAGGGGGCGGACGAAAAAATTTGGCACTCCTCTACAGGGAGTGCCAACAAAGGTGAATGCGGGGTGAGAGGGCCTCGGAGGCGGGGCGCCGGGGCGGACGCGGGGCCGGGGCGGTGCGTGATGGTTCGAGACGCGCCGAAGACGGCGCTCCTCACCATGAAGCATCGTGGGAGGTGATCCGTCGTCGAAGATGATCATCGGTCGGGTATCCGGGGGGCTTCCTGTAGCGCGCAAAATCGCTTGGCAGTCTGCGCAACATCAGATGGCAGCAAGTCGGCCCGCCTCAGATAGCTCCTTGAAGGCCTCTTCGAGCCGCCTGCAGCTGATCTCGAAATAGGCCTCGTCCACCTCGATCCCGACATAGCCCAGCCCGCGCCGGAGGCACGCCACGCCGATGGTTGCCGACCCGGCAAAGGGGTCGAGGATCGGTCCCTCCATTATCGACAGCAGCCCTTCCATCAGCTCGATCGGCTTCCCGGCGACGTGGAGCTTTGTGTGGGGGACCGAATGGCGAAACACTCCCGGCGCGATCGGTCCATTCAGAGGACGCGGCCCATTCGACCCCCAAGCGACGAACTCCGTTTGGTTCCGGTAGCGCCCCCGCTGCGGGCGGCTCGCTTCGGTCTTGTCCCACGGCACAATCCCTCGCCAAACCCAGCCGGCACACTGAACGGCATCCGTGGTCACCGGCAGCTGCCGCCAATCCGAGAACGTGGCGACGAGCCCTCCAGGAACGACGAGGTCCCGTGCTCGGCCGAGCCACATCGTCGACCATGCGAGAAAGCTGCGCTGGTCGCGGGTATCCCCTTGAAACTCGGGATAGCCGACCTTGCTGTCGCGGCCGAGGTAACGGGTCACGGTCGAGCCTGCCTTGTCCCTGACGTTGCCTCCCGATGAATAGGGCGAATCGGTCAGCACTGCGCCAAACCGCCGCCCGACGGCTGCCAGCTCCGGCATGATTTCCAATGCATCGCCGTGAATGAGTGTCACCGGCCCGAACGATCTGGTCTGAAAGCGCATGCGTCGTCTCCATTACGACGCTCGCGGCGCTCTGGTGTGGGCTCGATCGGCCTCAGGTGATTGATCCGGCCGCACCGGCGGCACTTGATCTCGATGGCGTCGGCCAGCGCGCCGGGCGCGGCCTTGAAGAGAAGCGCACGGCAACCGCCGCACCTGATGGGCTCCACTTGCGGGGCCTCCACGACTCGTGTCCTTGTGCCCCGCCGTCGACGGCGAGCGGGGTGGACGTTGAGCCTTTCTGTCGTCTCGCGGGGCGTTTTCCAGGCGCTCCCCGCGACCGGGTGCCGAAAGGCATCCGGCCCCCGTCTCAGGCCTTCTTCTTCTCCTTCGTTTCCAGGTCGATGGTCATGATCCACCCGTTCCCCGGGTCGATGTCGTGGTCGATGCTGGCCGAGACCCAGGCCGTGCCGTCCGCGTCGGGGCCGTACCCCTTCGCGATGACGGGACAGCCCGCGACCGCCGCCGGATCGCCCGGGCCCTGAACCGACCCCGTGGCCGACTGACGATGACGCTCACCGCGCTTGGCCTTGGCCGCGTGCTTCGCCTCGCTCTTCGACGGCCGTCGATGCGGACTGGCGAGGCGCCCTTTGCCGGTCCCTTCGTCGCTCTCGTCCACCCAGGTGCCGGTCTCGTCGTCGTACCAGCCCGCCACGCTCTCGGCGTAGTCACCGCGCGGTTCGAATTCGAAATGAAACTCGTAGGACGGCTCATAGGTCACGGTGATCGTCGGCAGAGCCGCCCCCGATGCGCTCCGGCCCGAGCCTCGGACGGTCATGATCACCTTGTCACCGGCGACCTTGTAGGCGCCGCCGAAGTCATCGGCGAGATCGGAGAGGAAGTCGGCCGCCTCCTGATCGAGGCGCGCGCGATACGGGATCTTGATCGACCTCAGCTCGGGATCGATGAGTGTGGTCTTGCCCATGGTCCGCGCGACATCGTCGACGATCTCGCCGAGCGTCTTGTCGTCCCAGTGGCCGCTGTCGACGGTCTTGACCTTGTCGGACAAGTCGGCCGCCCTGCACTCGACGGTGATCTCGTGACCGCTCTCCGGATCGCCCGAGAATGCCGAGCGCTGCACCGTGTAGATCCCGGCCTTCGCCATCGCGCTGGCCGCCCACCCCACCGACACTTCGTATCGCGTGCCCTTCGGCGGCAGTGCCGGAAACGGTGGAGCCACTCTGAACGTCAGGGTGCAGGTGTCGGAATCGTGCGCCGTGGCGTCATGCAGCTTGATCTTGGTGAGCGTGTCTCCCCAGACATCGATCAGGTTGGCGGTCTTCGGTCCCTTGACGATGACGATGGGCTTGCGGACGGTCACGGGATCACTCCCACACGCGTGTGAAACCGGCCGTGGTCGGCGCCGGCAGATCCGGCACGACGACCTCTGTTCCGGCCGCCACGATGGGGCCGGCGGCGGCGAGCCCCCGGTTCGCCTTCAGGAATGCTTCGACGGCCCCGCCGGCGGTGGTGCTCATCAGCCGGTCGACCAGCACGTCGAGGCGGACATCGCGGGTGGTTCGGTACTTCATGTCACCCTCCGAAGTTCGGTAGCCCGGATGAGATCTCCGACGCGGTGTCCCCGACGTGCACCAACTCCGCCTCGCCGTGGACGATGCGCCCGACGCCGGTGAACGGGTGCAGCCGCTCCTCGCCGACGTCGAGCGACTGCAGCGCCACGAAGCTGTCGAGTGAGCCGAGCCAGTTCGACCCGAGACGGATGTAGGGAACGACCGCTTGCGCCCCGTGGATCGCCTCCAGGATCGCCAGCGTGTCCATTCCACCGACCAAGAGGGGGACGGTTGCAAACTCGATCCGCGTCCGCCGCTCCCCCATGCCGGTCAACTGATGATCCATGCCGGAGAAGGTCGCTTTCGCCGGCACGCGGCTCTCCGATCTGGTCTGGACCCGTTGCGGGTTGAGCCCGATCACCCGCAGTACCGCGCCACCGATCGCCATCAGTCCGCTCATGCCCAGTTGCTCCCCAGATCATGCAGCGCGCCGGCGCGCGCCGAGCGGATCGCTCGGTCCTGCTCGCGCTGAGCCGCACGCGCCACCCGCGCCGGATCAGCGCCGTTGATGTGCTGGTGCACGACCGTCGGACCCGAGAGGCTCGACTGCTTGCCGGGAACGGCCCCGCCGCCCGGGGCGGCGCGAGGCATCGGCACGTCGATCGTCGGACGAGCGGTGATCGAGAGGATCCGCGTCAGCTCGGCGGCGATCCGTTGCGCTTCGGCCGTGGCCCTCGTCCCTTCGGCCTGAATCGCTTGGACGTAGGCTTCCATCTCCTGGCGCGCCACCGGCCCGAGGTCTGCGGAGCCCAGCGCTTGTTTCAGCTTTTCGTCGAGCGACGCGGCGCGGGCTTTCATGCCCTCCTGATCGGGGAAAGCCGGGTTTCCAATCATCTTGTCGAGGCGCTGCCGTTGGTCGATCATCCCACGAACGCGCGCCGCCTTCTCGTCCTGGCCCTTCGCCCAGCCGCTTTCCTCGGCCGCCTTGATCTGCTGATCCTTGCCACCAGCCCGGCCCCAGAACCAATCATAGGTCTGGTCGGCGATCGGGGCTTCTGATCCGGTCAGCGTCTTGGTGACACTCTTGGTCATCCGGCGGAACCAATCGTCTTCTTCCGGATTGTCCGACAAATCGATGACCGGCTTGTAACCCGTGGCCTCCAGGCGAGCCTTCTCTTCCGCGCTCCAACGTGACCACCAGGAGGCTCTGCTTTCGAGGTCTCGCATCTTCGCAATCGCCGCGTCGACGCTGGCGTTGAAGGGGGCCAGCGTCCACATCGTCAGGCTTTCACCCACCCGGGAGACGAGCTCGTTGAACTTCTTGACGTGGTTCGCCGCCGTCGCCGCCTGGATCGCGAAGCCCTTGTCGAGCGATCCCTCGTAGTTCTTCTTGTCGCGGATGAATTCGAGCTGCTTACGGATCTCGGCGAGCCCGCCCTTGGCCCGCATCGTCTCGTCCCACCACTCGTTGCCGAAGATCTGGGTCGCCGCCTCTACGGCCTTCGGGCTCTTCTCGAGGCGGTCGAAGAGGTCGAGGATCGTGCCGACGCCGTCCGTCTTCATGCCCTTGGCGACCTTCTTCGCGGTCAGCCCGAGCATCTCGAGGCCCTTCTCGACGCGCTTCGGCTTCTGCTCCGCCGTGCGCAGGCCGCCGGTCAGTGCACCGAACCACCGGGCCGCCACCTCGGGCTCCATACCGCCCGACCGGACGCCGGTCAGGAGCGCCAGCGTGGAATCCGCGTCGACGCCTGCCTGCTGCGCCGCTTGGCCGACGCGCAGGAACATGTCGAGGATGTCCTTTTCCTTCGCCGCCGAGTTGTCACCGAGCGCGTTGATCTTGTTGGCGAGAACATCCATTTCGTCGATCGAGTAGCCCATCGCCGCCTTGGTGTAGGCGAGCTTCTCGGAGGCTTCACGAGGAGACATGTCCCAGCCGACGGCAGCCTTGCCGGTCAGCACCATGAATCTCTCGAGATCGGCGTAGGCGATACCGGCGGCGCCCGCTTCGGCCGTGAGCCCCGCCAGTTCAGATCGGCCGATCCCGAGATCGAGCGACAGACGGCGCACCGCCTCCTCGAGATCCTTGAACTGGTCGGGAGAGGCGTCGTTGACCTTCTTCAGCACCTCTGCCCAGGCAGCATCCCAGTCGACGCTCTGATCGAAGGCGCGCTTGGCGGTGAACCCCGCGCCGATCGGCGCGGCCACTCGCATCCCCAAGGCCCCCACGGCGGCCCCGGCCCCGGGATCGATATTGCGAGCCTCGGCAGCCGACGGCGGGCGGGCCTTCATCTGACGCAGCGATCGTTCCTGTTCCTTGCCGAGATCGGCGACGTCCTTTTTGGCCGCTCGCGCCGCCCGCCCGACCTTGGCGATGTCCTCGGCCGCCTTGGCGCCGCCGCCGCTCGTACCGAGCCGGTCGGTCTCGCGCCGCAGGTCGATGATGTCGCGCTTGGTCGTCTTGGCGTGGCCGCCCGCCTTGGCGAGATCGGTGCCGAGCTTGGCGGTCGCACTACCCTTGCCGATCGCATCGGCAGCGCCCTTGATGCCCTTCAGGTCTTTCTCGACGGCCTTGGCGCCGTCTCCGACCTTGAGCATCTTGAAGCGGAGCGCGACGTCGAGATTGGTCATCTCACCTCTTCCCAATCCGCTGCTCGGCTGCGATCTCGATCGCCGTCGGAGCCCACGCGATCATCTCGTCCCAATACATGGCGAGCACGGTCGGCAGAGGGGTCGAGAGCACATGAGCGACACGGCCGGCAAACCCTCGCCAGTCGTCGAGCGCGGGGATCAGTCGCTCTCGCCCCCGAGCCCTCGGGGCAAAAAATCGAAGGCCGCCTCGGTGACCCGCTGCCCATCCGGATCGGGCAGCGACCGGATCACGGCGCCGGGCAGGCCGCACATGAGGCCATAGACCTCGGTGCGGTCGTAGGTGCGATCCTCGGGGAGGCTGTCCCAGAAATCGCCGAGTTGCTGCACCGTCAGCCGCCGCACGACGATCGTCGTGACGTCCCGCCCGTCCCAGCGGAACGGGTAGGTGAGCGGGACCTCGACGAAGGGCTTCTTCTCGCCGATGAACTCCAGCACCACCGAGGCCGGCGGCGCCTTCTTCGGCTCCGCTCGATCCTCGGTCGCGCCGACACCCGAATTGTCGAGGTCCGCCCACATCTCCGGGGGCGGCAGCGGGATCTCGTTTTCGCCGGCCATGATCGGTTCGCGATGGGCGGCGAACGATTCTGCGGTCATCAGGGGGACCTTTCAGTGCGAGGATCAGGCGACGATCAGCCGATTGTGCTCGGCGCTGTAGTCGACGCCGTTCATGACCAGCTGGTTGTTGAAGAAGTCGAACTTGTGGACGACCACCGAGTTGACGACGTCCTGGTAGAGGACGATCGTCGAGAACTTCACCTTCACCGGATCGGCCTTCAGCCCCTCGACCTTGGACTGGTTGACCTCGTTGACCAGCCCCTTGATGCGAACCACGCGGCCCAGGTTGGTGAGGCCGGAGCCGGTAACGTTGGCCAGCCGTTCGTAGTAGATGAACGAGACCCAATCGCCCGGCTCGCGGCCGAACAGGCTGCGAATGTCCTCGTGCGCGCCGTTGAGTTCGAACTCCGAGTCCAGCTCGTCGATCTCGCCGGGCAACGCCACGGTGAAGAAGCCGCCGCTGGCGACGTACTTCTCCGTCGTGCGCTTGAGGTCGGGGAGCTTGGCGCTCTTGGTGCGCAGGCGCTGATTGGTGGTCTCGATCCACCAGTTGGCGCCGCGAATGATGCGATCCATGTCATCCTCCTCGGGCGCGTCAGGCCGCGACGTAGACGTTGTTGGAGCCGAGCGCCGAGAGCGCGTCGGCAATCGACGAGGCGAGCACGTCGAAGGCTTCCGGCTGCGGCGACGAGTAGATCTGCAGATCGGTGAGATCCGGCGTCTCTTCGAACCGCAGCTTCAGACGGATGCCGCCCGAGCGCAGGAAGGTGTTCGGGTTGAGCTTGCGGTCCCAGACGATCTGATAGTCGATCAGCGCCTTGAGGGTCTTGCGCTCTTCGCAGGCCTCTTCGAGCGCCTTGACCAGCAGGGTGACCAGATGTGCGCCGACGTCCTCGGCGAGATAGACCCGCAGGGCGCGCAGGAACGCCTTCTCGATCGACCGCCGCGTCCGGATGCGCTTGATCGACCGGTAGGCGCTGACGGTCGGATCGGTGGCCGTCGAGAACGGCGCCCACAGCACCTTGTTCTCGATCACCGAGCCGACGCCGGCCTGGACGAGGAAGTTGGCGTCCGAGTTGGTGTCGCCATCGCGATAGGTGACGCGCTGCGAAGCGCCGAGGATGCCGACCAGCGGCTTGTTCCAGGCCGCCTTGAACGGATTGCCGACCAGCTTGTCGCGCCGAACGATCGCCGCCGCCACGTGCGGGCTGAGCGGACGCACCACCTGCGCTCCGCCGAGCCAGACCTTGGCGGCCGGATACATGGCGATGATGTTGAGCGAGGTGGCGAAGTCGGCGGCGTAGGCGGCGGCGGCCTCGCGCGAGGTCGACGGCGTGTCGACGACGGCCATGCAGTCGATGATGCGCGAACAGATCGCATCCATCGCCGTGGTCACCGGATTGGCGGCATTGCCGGGCCGGGTCGAGGTGTAGCCCGGTGCGATGATCAGACCCGGCTCCAGGCCGATGTGATCCTTGGCTTCGAGCTGAGCCCATACGCCGGTCTTGGCACCGGCCGAGCCGACGATGTTGGACATCTCCGCCTCGGCCTTGGCAACCGGATCGGTGAGCGTCGAGTGGGGCACGCGGACGAAGGAGACGTCGGTGACGATGCCCTCGGAGAGCAGCTGATTGACCGTGTCCTGCGCAACGCCGGCGCCGAGCTTCGCGACCTGATCAACGTCGTCGATGGAGAGCGTGACCGGCTCGTCCATGTTGAAGACGGTGTTGTCGGCGAGCGGCGCCGGCAGCGTCACACCGATGCACGTGCTGTCGCGCGTGTCGATCGAGGCGACGGTATCGGAGAGATCCGAGAACACTCGGACGCCGACGAAGGGGGTGGTGGCCGACATTTTGAAGACCTCTTGAAGCGCAGTTGACGAACGCGTCTCGAGGTCGGAGAGTGAGGTATTCCCACACGACGATAGAGGGTGACAGCTGTCACCCGAAGATGCGCGAAGGCGTTGTCGGCTCGACGACGAACGCGAGCAGCGGTGCGGGCGTCACCGCCTCGTTGGGCGTCCAGATATTGACGTGAAAACCCTCCACCGGGACGGTGATTGCATAACCGTCCGCGTCGACTGCCCCCGTCGCGTGGGTGAGCGCCCCGATCGGATCGACGTCACAGAGGAACCCACCCACCTCGACCTTACTCGGCACATCGGCGAGCGAGGAGACCTCGGCGCCAGTCACGGCGGAGAAGGCCGCCAAAGCCGACGCCTCGTTGGGAAAGCGCAAGAACAGCGTCTTCATGCGGCGAGCCTCGCTTGAGCTTGAATGCCGGCGGCCGACGGCCGGTCGGGCAGTGTCCACCCGACGAGCTGCCGCACCCGGATCGCCTGACCGGAGACGAGCCCGGAGGGACCGCCCAGGTAGAGCGGCGCGCGGGCGACGTCCGCCAGCCCGGCGTCCGTCAGCGCCGCAGCACCACCGATCGATCCGACGCGGCCACTGGCGCCCCATCCGGCGGCGATCCCGAAATTCGCGGACGGTAGCGCACCGAACCAGACGAGGGCGCCGACGTCATCGTTACGTCCGTCGAGCACGAGGCCCGAGCCCGCCGAGTTGGTCCGGATCAGACCATTGGCAGTAGCCTGTCCGATGATCTGCCCCTGTATGACCGACCCGCTCGGGATCGCACCTCGGAATGCCACCGCGCCGGCGCCGGCGAGCACGGCAGCAGCGGCAGGCGAGAGCGTGCAGAGGTCGGCCGTACGGGTGACGGCTGCGCCATTGGTGACGATCGGCGACGACGCTGCCGCCGCCTGCTCGATCTGCGGCAAGGCGATGTCGAAGGTGACGTCTACCGTCGTCCCAGATGTCGGCCACTGCGCGTAGAGATTGGTCGTCACGTAGGCGACCGATGCGTTCGTCAGGGTGCGCGTGGCGGGGAGCCGTTTCCAGGTCGACGTGAGGGCCGTCGTCGCGCCGCTGTTGACGAGGTAGGTGCCGGTCGAACCATACTCGGTGACCACCAGCGCCGGGTAATTCGCGGCGAAAGCCCCGCTCACGAGGCGCAGGAACGCCGAAGAGGTCCATGTCTGACCGACGACTGCCGCAGCGACCGAATAGCCATCAAATGCCAGCGTGAGCGATTGCGCCGCTGCCGTAGTCGTTCCCCACACGCGGACCCGGATGTACTGCATCCCGCCGTCGGTGCCCGTCGCGACGATCTGCTTCGATAGTCCGGATCCGACCGCCATGCTCCAGTTCGTCGGCATGGTGCCCGGCGTCCCGGCGACCGCGCCGGCGGCGGCCGAATTGCGGATCGGATTGGTGGTCGCCCCCTCGAGGAGCAATTCGGGCACCCCCGCCGTCCAGTCGATGCGGGGCGTGTTCGGGGCGGCAGTCACGATGGCGCCCGTTTTGTCGACGTAGGTCCGAGCGCCCGAGGCATTGGCGACACTCAACAGATCCGTGAGGGTCGCGGCCCCGCCGGCGAGAGAGTGACGCTGATTGTAGACGTCGAGATAGAAGCCGGGCGAAACACCGTCGAGCAGCTCGGAGGTGCGGCGATACCACGCCGGGCCTTTGCCTCTGGCGAGCGCCGCCGCCGGGATCGACAGGTTCGCTCCGAACATCGCGGTCACTCCGTCAGCAGCAGCACCTGGACGGTGCCGGCGGCGATCCCGGCCGCGAGGCCGGTCGATCCGGTGGAGAGCACGCGGCGCACGCCGATCGGCTCGTATCCGGCCATGCCGTCCGGCACGGTGATGCGCACCGGCACGTCGCCGAGGAGCGGCTGCACCTTCAGCGTCACCGCCGCCCCCGAGCCGTTCCAGACACGGAACGCCTTGGCATAGCTGGGGAGATCGGCGGCGTCCGACAATTGGGCCGCCGTCAGCTCGACGACCCGCCGCGCCGGTGCGGAGCGGCCGTGGTCCGGGATGTCCTTGGTGGGATCGAACGCCATCGTCTTCTCCTCATGGCTCGGCATTTTCGCAGTTCAGGCGGTGATGGTCGCGGCCTCGCGGAACAGGTTGTCGACCTGCTGTTCGGAGAGACCGAGCGCGGTGGCGAAGGCGGCGATGGTCGGCGACGACCGCTCGAACGCCTGGGCGTGGTTCCACGCGAGGCGGCGTTCGTCGTCGGCCGCCATCGCATCGACCTGAGCCTGGGCGGCAGCGAGGAGGCCGGCGCGCGCGAGGGCGGCGCGCGCCTGAAAGGCGGAGACAGAGGCAGGCACAGGCGTCGGCGGCGCAACGTAGGGCGCGATGACGCCGCCAGCGGCCCGCCACTCGGCGAGCCGCCGCCTCAGATCCGTGTCCGGCGGCAGCGCGGCATCGTCGTGCCAGACGGTCCCGTCGTCGAGCGTGATCACCACCAAGGACGAGGCGGAAGTATGGGAGACGGAGACGATCATAGCGGAGGCCTCGCGTTGGCGTAGACGGTGCCGGTGTAACCCCACGAGCCGCCGCCGGGGGTGTAGACGAAGCACGTCACACCGTCGGCGCCGGTGAACTGCACATTGGAGCTCGTCACCGTCACGGCGGGGACCGCCCGCATCGTCACGGGGAACGGGGTCGAGACGGAGACGTTCGCGGCCGCCGACGTCGGATTGATCACGTTGTTGCCGGTCCCGGCCCAATAATGCCGATAGCAGCGCCTAGTCTCTTCGTCTAAGCGCGGGTACTCCCATGTGGGGAGTTCACTACCCGCATAAAGGCCGACGTCGAAGACCTCGATCGTGTTCGCGGTGCTCGCCATGGCGTTCGTCTGCGCCGACGTCGTGCGGTGATCCCCAGCGGCCCAGGCGCCGGTCGCAGCCGTCTGGTATGTCGCCCCGCCCGCGACCGTGATGGTTGCCCAGATCCCGACCCCACTCGCGTCTTTGATCCACGTTCCGGTCGTATCTCCCGGCACCGTCGCGGTGACGGTCTTGTCAGTTCCGGCTTCGCCGGCCGACACCGTGAACGTGGTCACGTAGGAGCGGGTCCCGTCCGCATTTCTGAATGCGAGGCCATAGGTGCCGGCCGGGAGGTTGACGCCGCCGCGCCAGACGAACGATCGAGCCGACGTCGTACCGAACTGAAGATCTGCGACGTCGATGCCATCGGTCAGAACGCGCAGGCCGTACAGATCGCCGGCGGCGATCGACGCGTCCGCCGTCGTGACCGACGCGCGGAACCGGTAGGGCGACCCACCCGGGCTCGCCTTGGCGACCTGAGAGCAGGTCAGCACGCCACCGCCGCCGACATCGACGGCGACGCCGTCCATGACGTAGCCGGAGGCCGACATTGCAACAGTCGCCCCGACAGCCCGATCCTGACAGACCTGGAACCCCGGATTGAGGTGGCGGTTCCGGAGCGGTGCGAAGGGCACTCCCGCCTTGGCCAGCATCGTGAGACCGCCGGCGCCGGGGGCCACACCGCGTAGGAGATCGGCATCGAGACCGGAGCCGGCACCGTCGACCGTCTGAAGCTTCGTGAGGATCGACGCTGCCGTGATCCCCGCCAGGATCGTGGTGATTGCCGAGGCATCTGCGTCGAGTGCGGCGGCGATCTCCACGAGCGTGTCGTAGGCGGCGGGTGCGCCGCCCTTGAGCGCATCGAGCGCCGAAGCGATATCGGCCGGCGTCGCCTTGGCGGCGAGCGCGGCAGTGAGCCCGGCGACGGATCCGAGCGGGATCGATCCCGCGACGATCGCAGCAACGGCATCTTCGGCCGCCGCCGTATCGGCCTGCAGCTGTGTCAGTGCGGCGCGCGCGGCGACGAGTTCGGGTTCGATGTTGGCGGCGATCGAGGCGAGTGCCTGACCGGTGCCGGCCGTAATCAACGCCTCGAAGTCCGCCTGGACCGCTTCGAGAGCACGGAGCCTCGTCCCGATCGAGCCGAAGACGGAATCCCAGACGGCGCGATTGACGCGCATGGCCTGCGGCGCCGCGTAGTCGTCAGCAGGGGACGGCAGAGTCGACGGCATCGGCGCCATGCTCCTCGATCAGTGCGTTGAGGGTGGCGCCGGTCATCTCGACGGCGGCGATCGGGCGCAGCATCACGCCGGCGACCCGCACCTGTCGGGTGAGGCGCACGAGATGGAGACGCTCGGGGTCGTAGGTCTGCGGCATGTTGGTCTCCCGATCACAGTGCGTACATGGCGGCGTTCTGGACGAACGGCACGTCGGTCACCTCGGTGGTGGTCATGTCGATCCGCGCCCGCGCCGAGGTCGTCGCCGGCACGGAGAAGGAGGCGAGCAACGTGCGTTTCTCGTGGTTGACCAGATCGGGGACGATCTGTGTCACCGACGGGGCGTAGACCGTCGCGCCGATGACGAGGCGCAGCGCCGCCGTGTGCTTGGCCGCGTCGAAGGCGTCGAGGACGGCCTCCACCTGGATCGAGGTCGTGGAAAGTCCGAAGTCGTGCACGTCGGAGATCGCGACCATGTCGCTGCGCGGGCGGAAGGCATAGCTGCGGGCGGTGGCATCGAGCACGATCGCCGGTGCCAGACTGGTGGTGCCGACCATGACTGCGTGCAACTCGCACAGTGCCGGCAGCCCGGCGAAAGCGGCACCGCCGTCGGTCCCCTCTACCGTGAGATCGAGCCAGTCCGTCGCACCCGACGGCTTGATCTGCCAGATGAGCGAGGTGCCGCCCGGCGCCCAGCCGGCCGTCAGGATCTTGATCTCCGTCATCCCGTTCTCGAGCACGATCGGCTGGAACGAGATCGTCGTACGGGTGGCGTCGAATTCGGCAGTGTTGACGCGGAAGGCGAAGTCGCTGTCGGTGAGGACCTGCGACCAGACACCATCGGAGCAGACGAACCTCGACCCTTGTGCGAACGAGTTGCCGGTGATCGTCGCGAGCGCATGATTGCCCGTCGTCACCACGAACCACGCATAGCGCCGCCCGCTCTCGATGAGGCTCGGACGCAGCGCGAACTTGACCCAGCCGAGCGTGAGATCGCCGGCGGCGACGGTCGTGCGGGCGATGACGCGGTCGAAGCGGGGCGACCCGTCGTCGCGACACTCGGCAAGCGCAAGGTGGACGTCGCCGGTCGAACCCACGCGGGTGAAGAGGAGATCGATCGACGTGACGATCTGCGGCTGCGAACAGAGGAGCGTCTGCCCATTGACGGCGCCGTTGAGGCCGAATGTCTCGGTCACATAGTCCCAATACACGTCGGTGACGGTGCGGGTGATGATCGACCGGACGCCGCGCCACACGTGGTCGGGCGAACCGCCGTTGATCGAGACGACTTCGAAGGTCTCGCCGGCCCGCGCGAAGAGAGCACCGACACTGAGGCCGCGCGTCATCGCCCATTCCGCGTTGTTCTCGCAGACCGTCACGGTCTGACCGTATTCGGTCACCTGTCGCGAGATCTCGCGCCGCGTGCCGGTGACCACCGTATGGACCTGCTGGGAGATGTTGACCGAGCTGCCGTCGGTCGGCACCTCGAGGCGGGTCACCTCGTGCCATGCGGGCATCAGCAGATTGCCGTAGAGGCGCAGGGTGGAGGCCCCCGGATCGAGCAGCGCGAGCTGACTGTCGGACTGATGCGCCCAGGAGAACCGGATGCCCTCCCGCACGCGAGCCAGCCAGGACGCATGGGTGAGGTCCCAGGCATCGGTGAGGAGGCCGGCGTCGTACCAGTAGGCGCGGGCCTCCGCCGGCAGAGCCAGTTGACGACGCATCAACGCCGCGTCGCGCTTGAGCTGCCGGATGATGATCGGGTCGGGGATCTCGCCGAGGCGGGCGGCGAGGTTGGCGACGTCCGTCTCCAACGTCGTCGTGCGGCGCCGGACGGCAGAGAGATCGCCTTCGACGACGGTCAGGCGCCCTTCGACCTCGTGGAGACTGCGCAGGCGGCTCGCCGCATCCATCTCGATCGACTGGATACCGGTCGTCGCGAGCAGCGCCCAGGCGATCACACACTCGGTCGCCGCCACGGTCGGCTTCAGCGGCGTCGGCCCGGGCACGCCGGACTGAACGACGACGCTCCAGGTCCGGCGCACTCGCTTCTCGACCGCCTGTTGGACCGTCTCGTGAGTGTCGACGTCGGTCTCGATCAGACGCTGCGCCGTTTCGGTCGCCTCGGAGCCGCGCAGAAGGAGCGCCACCCAGACCGTGTCGCCGGCGATCAACGGCAGGCGCGCCAGCAGGTCGACGGGGGTCGGCTGATCGTTGCGATAGACGACCTCGCCGACGAACAGCCCGCCGGCGGAGAGCGTAACCTCGACGGCGCTGGTGACGGCAGCGGCGATCCCTGCCCAATGGTGGGGATACCCGATGGCGCCGCCGACGATCTCCTCATCGCCGTCCCGGGCGTTGGTGGAGATCTCCGTGAGGTCGGCCGGCTCGATGACCTCGGCCTCGTTGATGATGAGTACGGTCGTCATGGGGGCTCCGATCAGAGTTTGCGGCGGTCGACGAAGGCGCCGATCAGCAGGCCGGTGTCGATGTCGAAGCCGTCGTCGATGGTGACCGGCCTGCGGTGGCCGAAATCTGCGCGGTACTCGGTCTCGACCGCCTTGACCGCCACCAGAGCCTCACAGCAGCGGTGGAACGGGGTGCGGCTCGGCGTCCTGGTTCGGGCGCGACCGGCGACGGCACGTCCGGCGACCGCAGATCGAGGTGGTGCGTGGGTGACGACGCGCACCAAGTAGCGAGCAAGGTGGGGCGGATGGCCGACCGGAGTGCGGCCGGCAACGGCGCGCCCGGCGACCGCCCGGATCGGATAGGCGACGGCGTCGAGCAGTTCGGCGTCGACGTAGCCGAGGAAGCGAACCGCCCCGGCGCGGGTGCCGACCGCGAAGGCGGCGAGCGGCGCCTGGTCGACGACCAGGCGCTTGCGAGCCTCCGACCAGTCCGAGTACCAGAGCCGCGCGCCGTAGTGCACGGCGAGCCAAGGCAGCAGAGAGATCGGCGCCGTCATCGGATCCAGCGCGGCGACGATCGGAACCGGCAGTTCGTCGGTCATCGCCGCAGCCAGCGCGATTTCGTGCGGAGCCCGGTTGGAGGGGAGCTGATCGGCGGCGCTCATCCGACCACCTCGACTGTGAGAGACACGTCACCCTGGACCGGGATGGTGTAGGGATCGGCCGGGATGTCGGCCGCCGGCGCGGTCAGGTCGGCGCGCGTGACGGAAAGTCCGTAGATCGCGCCCGACAGCAGGTCACGAGGCACCTCCGCCCCGATCAACATGCGGGCCGCGCCGGCGACGGCGAGGCGGGCCACCGCCTCGGTTCGCACCGCCTCGGCGTCGGGTCCGGGAGGCACGACGATCCGGCCGGCGACGGTATAGACGCGGCGCGTCGCGCGCAGCACGTTCAGGGCGGTGGCCTCGGGCTTGACCGAGGTCGATCCGCAAGCGGCGCGCACGAGAGACAGCTCGTCGGCGGTCGCGTCCCGCCCACCCGGGCCGGCTATGACGAGATCGACGTCGCCTCGGCGTCCATGGACGGCGCGACCGATCACCGCCGCATGGAGCAGGGTCGGCCACGCGGTCATCGCCTCGTAGAGATACCGCTCCGGAGAGCCGGCCGCCGGCCGGGCGAACGCCAGGAGGTAGCGGGTGAGGAGACGCTCGTCGCTCTCCATCACGGCGGCTTCGGTCGCCGTCGCGGGCGTGATGGTGAGGCGCTCGACGCCGATGCGGGCGACGACGTTGTCGAGATCGTCGCCCTTGGCGAGCGGCGCGAGCACCGCGCACACGGCGTCGTTGACCCGAGCACGATCGAGCTGGCGCAGGAACGTCCAAGGCTGCGAGGCGATGACGACCGGGTCCGTTTCGAGCTCGTCGACGTCCCATTGAGGCAGCGTCGGATCGACGGTGCTCTCGATCGTCCATTGCGCCTTGTAGCGAGCGAGAAACGCGCGCTGCATCGCCTCGTAGTCGATTTCTTCGATGATGGTCGGCGCCGGCAGGCGGGTGAGGTCGATCATGCTCATGACACCCTCCGCGCCAGCGTCTCGCGCACGATGATCGGGGCCGTCCAGCCGATCGGTATGGCCTTGTCGTAGTTGCCGAGGCGCCCTTCGGGGTAATAGGTGCCGGCGTGGCGCAGCCCGAGCCCGCCGAGACGGGTGGCATCGACGAACTGCAGTTCCTTGATCCGGTACTCGGGCTCGAATTTGTGGGTCGCGACGATCAGATCGACGTAGATCCCGAGCGCGGTCGCCGGCGTCAGATCCTCGGCGAGCCAGGAGCGCAGCTCCGATCCGAAGGCGAGCCGCATCACCCGCTCTTTGAGCCGCGTCGTCCAGATGACCGCGAGCGACTGCTGGACATGCGCCCAGCCGACGAGGATTTTCCCCGTCCGTCGATCGATCCCGGTCCTGTAGCGGACGGCCTGCGTCATCGGATCATCTGTCCTTCAAGAGCGGTTCAACGGCGCTTCTTCGGCTCGCCGGCGACATCCGCGGACGCGGCTTCGTCGGTCGAGGTCGAGCCGGCCGGGTTCTCTTCCGGCGGCAGGGCGATCACGCCGGCCAGGAGTTCGGCCCGAGCCTCGTTCTCGGTGAGGTCGATCGGATCGCCGTGAGAGACCCTGCGGCCGGCGACCTTGGGTCCGGCGAGTTCGGTGACGATGTAGGTGGCCATGGGAGATCCTCAGGTTGCGGTTGCGGGAGGGCCGGACGTCTCGAGGCCGGACCTGATCCTGGTGTGGACGTGCGTGCGGCCGACCTCGACTTCGTCGTGGAAGATCGAGCCTCCGGTCTGATGCAGACCGGAGGCGTCGAAGAGCCAAGACGTGCCGCCGATCGCGATTTCGAAGCCGTCGGCCCGACGGGTGATCGTCAGATCGCCGGTTTTCTCGACGGCGGCATCAGCCGCGTTCGATGGTGCCGGATGATCGCCGGCATAGCCGGTGCGCTCGGCGATCGAGGCGGTGCCGAGCACGCCCGAAGGCGACCGCAGCACGACCGGGTCTCCGACCTCGATCGGCGTGTGGGTGCGGACGAACCCGTTCTGCGGCTCCGACCAGCGCACCCAGGGAGAGAGCACGTCGGCACCGCCGGCGGTCGATCCGATCTTGACGCGGCACAGGCGCCGATCGCCGTCGACATGGGTCACGCGGCCGTGCAGCTCGGATGCGGCGAGGCGTCGTTCGGTCTGCGCATTGGCGCGATGGAGGCGGCGCAGCTCTCGGTCGACTTCGGCCATCACGAACCCTCTCCGATCTCGAGCATCGCCAGCACCTCGGGCGGGATCGCACCGTCGGCCGAAAACAACACATCCGCATCGGTCGGCGCGCCGGTGACGCCCTCGAGGCCCGGCGTCTCGCCGGCGAAGAGGCTCTGCCCCTGGTCGATCAGTGTCTGGGTCCAGGTCACCGCGTAGTAGGCGGCGCCGGCGGCGACATCGCGCACCGTGAACATCGGCCGCAGCTCCGGTCGCGGATCGGCTTCGGGCGGCAGAACGTCGCCACGTCCCCAGGTCTGTTCGTCCGCATCCTCGAGGATCGCGACGAGACGCGAGCCGATGGCGAGACCGATCGCTTCGCGCTCGACACGTCGTCCGCCGATCGCCGCGTCTTCGACGACGACATAGGCGGTCCACTCGACGACGAGATGATGCGCCCCGTCGATGATCCGCTGTGCTCGGATGCGCGACCACCCGACGGCGATGCCCGGCGCGGCGACGACCGATTTGCCGACAACCTCTGAGATGTCGATCTTGCCCGGGTGGGATACGACGGTGACACCGGGCAGCAGCGCGGCGAGCCGCGCGCGCACGGCCTCCTTGATGGGGGCGAGCGGGTCGGCGGCAACGAGGTCGACGAGGGCGAGCGGAGCGATCATTGCAGCTGCCCTCCGAACACGTCGGTGACCAGTTGCAGGATCTCGACCTTGTTGTCCTCGGAGAGACCGACGAACGGCCGGGCGGGGATCGTCACCTTCTTGGCGTGTACGAGCTTGCCGCCGAGCATGAAGGAGAGCTGCGCCGCGTTCTTGGGCGTGATCGTCATGCCGTTCTGGTGGACGTGTGCGTGCTCCCAGCTCGCGCCCCATTCGGCCTCGGACGCCGACGACGTCCAGGCGACCGAGCCGAGCAGGTGCTCGCCCGACTTCAGCAGGATCGAGGTGCCCTCGCGGTTCGGCGCCCACGCCGTCCCGTCGGGCGCGGTCTTCTCGTCGGAGATCCGCCGGCGCGTCTGGCTCTCGCCCATTGCGCCGATCGCCGACATCAGCTCGGTCGCATCGAAATTCGTGAGCCGTGAGACCAGGGCCTCGACATGGGCGAGGTCGGCGACGTCGACGGTGATGGAAACGCCATCGGCCATCACGACCTCCCGAAGCGGTCGCGGGTGAAGATGCGCTCGGGTGCGTCGATCACGACGCCGTTCGGGCCGATGTCGCCGACCTCCTCGGATGTGGTGGTCGAGCCGGTGCCGATGGCGATCACGGTGAGCCCGCCCTTGCCGCCGGCGATGGCCTCGAGGCGCTTCACCGCGTTGTCATAGCTCTCCTTCAGACGGTCGCTCGACCGCGAGAGTGACAGCGCCACGCGGTAGAGCGCGATGTCCATCGCGTAGACGGCAAGGATCTCGCGGGAGAGATCGTCGAGCGCGTCGAGATCGGTGGGGGCGTAGCGCGCCTGGAGGATGCCGCGCATCTCGGCCGAGGCATCGAGCAGCGCCGCCTCGACGCGCGCATCGTCGCGCAGGCCGGTGGTCTCGTCGGCGGCGAGCAGCACCAGCTCCGCCGGGTGGCGGGCGACGAGCTGGGCGAGTGTGGCGAAGGCGGTGGGCATGGGCGGCTCCGTCAGGGGTCGGGCGCGTCAGGGGCGAGGTGTCGCGGGCGGAGCCCCTGAATTCTCCGCCCGCGAGCGTCCCGGAGGCGACGAGGCGACGGCGCCCCGGGAAGGGGTCAGGCCTCGGCGGCCACGATCTTCGGGCGGCGCGCCGGCGTGATGGCGAGCAGCGGATCGGAACTCAGCAGTTCGCCGAACGCGTCCGAGGTCAGGCCCTTCGCCTTCGCGGCGGCCTCGAGCTCGGCTTCACTGAGGAACACGGCCTCACGGCCGAACTGCAGGCCACCGCGCCAATGCGGCCCGGCGGGCGCGGCGATGCGCAGGCAGGCCTCGGTCTCGGTGGTGGTCTCGTCGTCGGGGGGCGTGATGGGAGCCTTGGCCATGGTTTCCTCGAAAGAGATGGTCGACCGTCCGCCGCACCGGACGTCGACCTCGGATTGCCCCCCTCACACAGGAAGGGGGCCTTTGGATGTGCGGTCCCCGGGTATTTCGTCAGGCCGCAAGCTTCGGCGCGTAGATCATCTGCACGAGGTTGCGGTTGGTGTTGGTCGACGCGTCGATGACTTCCTTCTCCAGGATGTCCTTTCCGGCGAAGAAGTTGGTGCTGCCGACCACCAGATGGGTCGGCTTGACGCCGAGCGGAGAGCCGTCGTCGCGCTTGAAGGCGGTCATGGCGTTCCAGGCGGCGCGCAGGTTCGCGGCGGTCAGCTCGGCGCGCGAGCCGAAGCCCATCTGCCAGAAGCCATAGCCGCCGGCCGCTCGGGCATCCGAGCCGTAGACGAACTCGTTCTTCATGAAGACGGCGTCGGAGGTCTTGGGATCCTCCTTCGACACGAAATTGTAGTCGCGGCGCTTCTGGAAGATGAAGGGCTTCAGCGGGCGCGACAGATCGAGCAGCATCCACCGCTCGCCGTTGCCGGCCTGGACGTTGGAGACCGTGGTCTGGGCGCCCGGCAGGCCGACCGGGTGATCGGTATCGAAGAAGTACTGTCCGTCGTAGCAGGGGGTGGACCACGCGCCCGGGATCAGCTCGCCGAACACGAGATCGTCGGGGTGCTCGGCAGCGGCCTGACCGAGGAGTTCGAAGCGGGGGGCGTAGATACCGAGCTTGTCGTCCTCGATGTCCTCGCGCTTGACGCCGACAGTGAGTTCGAACGTGCGGTTCTTGATCGAGTAGCCGTGCGCCCGAAGGCCGTGGATCAAACGGTCTCCGACCCACTCGCGCATCTTGGGGATGTCGCCGAGCCAGCCGTAGGTCTCTTCCGACGAGGTCGACGGCACGATGGTGCACAGGCTGGTGTAGAGCGGAGTGACGCCCGCGAAGCCGGCCTGGAAACTGGTCTTGAAGCCCTTGGAGACGGCTTCGAGAAGTGCGGGGGTGATGACGCGAGCCATTGTCGATCCTCGATCGGAGACGGGTGAGAGACGAGGCCGGCTCAGAAGCCGACGCGGATCCAGGCGCCGATGGCGTCGACGTCGACCACCTTGCCGGCGATCGAGCGGGTGTTGGCGCCCGAGGTCTTGGCGACGGTCTGATCGTCGACGAGATAGGCGTCCTTGCCGATGTCGGCGGCGGTCAGCGCATCGGCGGCGAGGTTGACGAACCGCCAGCAGCCGCGCCGCGTGGTGACGTTCTTCGCGCCGGCCGCGCCGCCGGAGTTGTCGACGGTCTCTTCCGACAGCCCGAGCACCACCAGATTGAGGCCGGTGAAGCCGGGCTTGGCGACGCCACCGTCCATGACGACGAGGGCGCCCAGGAAGATCGTCGTCGCGGCGGCGACCGGAGCGGTGGAGGTGAGCCCGGCCTTCTCGGAGACGAGACGCGGAGCGGTGAGAGCGGTCATGTCGGGATCCTCGATCGGGAAGCTGCGGGGAAAGGGCGATCACGCCTTCTTCATGCCGTTCGCGGCGCGGTAGGCCTCCTCGGTCAGGCCGAGCTGCTCCATCACCACGAGGTCCTCGGCCGAGAGCTTCACGACGTCGTCGGCGCCGGGCACCTTCTTCTCGTCGAGACCGGAACCGGCAAGCAGGGCCGGCGAGGCGGCGAGCAGGGCCTCGACCGAGGCGAGGCCGGCATCGGTGGCGCAGAGCGCGGTGTAGTGGTCGCGCTGCGCCGGCAGAATCTTCTTGGCGGTGAGCGCGCCCTCGATCACCGCGTCGACCTTGGCCTTGCGGGTCCCCGCCTTGAGGGCGTCCAGCTCGGTCGTCGCAGCGGAGAGCTTGACGACCGTCTCGTCGAACACGGCCTTGGAGACGGTGGTGGCGGGGTCGGCCTTGGTCTTCAGCGTGACGACGGCGGCGAGGCACTCGGCCTCGGTCGCGGTCTCGGCGAGGCCGAGCGCGGTCAGAACGGTCTTCATCGTGGGGGGCTCCTGGGGATCGAGATCGGAGGCGCTCGCGAGCGCCGGCTGGTTGCCCAACGCCGGCGAGGCGACGAGCGCGATGGACTTCAGCCACTCGGCCTCACCCTTCGGTGCGGGGAACGCCGGGGAGACGTAGGGATAGGACTTGAGGAGAGCGACGGCGGTGGCCGGATCGGCCCACTCGACCGCGCCGCAGAGTGCGGCGCCCTCGACGTCGACACCGATCACCCAGCCGACCGGATCGGCCCGCTGCCCCTGGGGCGCGAGGATCTCGGTCGCGTGGTTGACGTCGATGGGGATCTTGACGCCATCGGCCGCGAACCGCGCGGCGAGCTTGGCCACGTCGATGCGATAGGTGCGTCCGTCGCGGGTCTTCACCGTGCCGCCGGCCGAGAACAGCATGATGCGCTTCGGCGGCTCGTCACCGAGAGCGGTGACGGCGAGGCAGACCGTGGCGGAGGTGGTGGCGATCAGGGTCTTCGACATGCCCCGACAATGCAGGGGCAGTCACGGAGGCTCACTGGTGACAGCTGTCACCGCTCCGGCTTGGTTGCCTGCCAGAAGCGCCTTGCTCGATGATAGTTGAACACATTTTTGACGTCGGCCGCCACCCCTGTGTGATCGTCATACAGACGGGCACCATCGATTCCGAGGATCTCCAGATACTCGAAGACCTCGCGGCGAATGTCGGCAGGCATCTCAATCTTGAGGAGGACGGGGATATCAATACCGTCCAGCCTGAACACGGCGTCGTCGCCGAAAAAGTCCTCAAATCCCTCGGCCCCATGTGCGGAATATTCCATCGTGTCGTAGACGAAGACCCCCGCCTGTCGCTGCATGCGGGTGTTCAGCGGGGACGTGAGCTGGATGAACTTCAGGATTTCCAGCGGATAGCCTTCGTCGAAAAGGCTCGGCACTTCCATTTGGAAGAAGGACGAGAGCGGGAGCCCGAGTGGGCGCTCGGACCACTTCGGGTCCAATCGTCTTTGGTAGTGCAGCCCCGCGAGCGTCGCGTCGAAGGCATAAAGCGCCAATCGGGGCTTCGCGCTCTCGGGCGAGCGCTGATGCCGTCGCACCGCTTCACCGATCCCGTTGAAGGCAAACCACAGAGCGACGAAGGGCGAGCGAGAGAAATCGATCAGCGGTGATGGGACGTCGTAATGCCGCGCCATTTCCAGCTTCGTGCGGTAGTCGGCCCTCAACAGGTCTGTCTGCCCGAGACTGGCGAGGCCGTCGACAAACTCTCGCACGAGCAACTCGATTGCCTGCCCGTCGAACATTCGAAGTCGGGATGTCGAGAAACGGGAGAACGTGGACGCGATCTTCCAATCAGCGTCCCCGTGCCCTCGGTAGACGAGGTCTCGTGCCCGAGGTCCGGTCATCAGGCTCCGCAGCTCATCCAGCAGTTCGGGAAAGGTCGTGATCTCGATCGTCTTCATCGGTACTCTCTTCGCAACGCGGAACAAGCCTACTCGATTGCCTCGCTCGTTGAAGGTCATTTGAAGAATATGGGCGGGCGATCCCCACGAAAGCGACCCGATACGGCTCCCATACCCCGATCGCCCGTCAGCGGCCTTCCCTGGCGATCTTGTCTTCCCACTGCGTCGAGCGCATATTCCTGTGGCGCGGCGGCGAAGTCCTTAGGCCTCGATTGCCCACGCGGTGGAGCCCGGACAGGCCGGGAAGCGGTCCACCCCCGCCGCGCGTCACTCTCCTCCCAGGTCGCGCCTGACCAGCTTCTCCGCACGCTGGTGAAGTGATGTCACGCGCAGATAGCCCCCCTTCGATTTCGTGACGAAGCTGCGCCACCACGTCTTGGCCTCGGACCAGATGAGCGAGCGGACACTGTCGTTGCCGCGCGGGTCGGGCCGAACCGTGCCTTCGGCGATGGCGCGCGGCAGCTTGGCGAGGTCGTCGAAGCCGCGCCCGTCGGGATAGCGTCGATCGAGGTTCGAACGCGCGACGACGTCGGCGCCGTTGATCGACACGACGGGCGAGACCGCGCCCGTCTCGGCCTGGAGCGTCGGGGAGACGCCGGCGGGCAACCACACCTGTTTGGCCTCGGCCTCGGGCAATCGCTTCACGACCCGTGTCCAAGGCGACTGCCACAGATCCTCGAGCATCTTGGTCGCGTCCTCCGGCGTCGCCTGGACGAGCTGCTGCTCGACGGCGCGCATCATGCCCTTGACCCGAGCGAGGCCCGGGTTGCCGCCCCAGCCGGGATCGCAGCCCATCGGGACCTGCAGCACTTCGCCGGTGCGCTTGTTGACCAGCGTCCGCATCTCGATCACCGGCGCCTCGGAGGTGTAGCGAACCTTGTCGCCCTCTTTCCACTCGCGAGCCAACAGCGCCTCCGCCTCGCGCGCCGAGATCTGACGCACCGCGCATTTGCAGTGCCACCCGTTGGGCGGAAAGATCGAGGCCCAGATCGGATCGTCGACGGGTCGAATGATGCCGACCCACTGCAGATGATCCTTCCTCGGGTGGGCCGAGGTGGTGTGGAGATAGAGGAAGTACGGCAGCGCCCGCTTGGTGCGTTGCGCCCGCTCCCACTGGCCTGCCGCCCGAGCCGAGGCCATGTTGCCCCAGAAGATCGTCGTGAGCCGACGCGGCGAGGTAAAGTCGACGACCTTGTCGGGTTGCTTGCCGAGCGGATCGACAACCAGGCGCGGCTTGCCCCAGCCCGCCCGGGTCAGCTCCTCGACCACCTGCTTGCGCCAGGTCTCGAAGCCCCGCCCCTCGGTGAGGGCCTTGCCGATCGAGTTTTTGAAGAGCGTTCCAAGCTCCATTTCGGTGACCTTCGCCACCGAGAAGGCGTTGGCGTTCTCGTCGCCGAAGACGTCCTTGTAGGAGAACGCCGGCCTCCAGCCCTTGTCCTCGAAGAACCGCGTCACCTCGGGCGGCGGCCCGAAGCCCCTCTGGACCTCGGCCATGGCTCAGTCCTTCACGTCGCCGATGCCCCGGGCGATGGTGGTGGCGCTCGCCAACGCTTCGGCGAGCTTCGTGCCGTCCGGTCCCTTCGCCGCCAGCATCGCCAGCGCCTCGTCGAAGGACGTGGCCTTGGCGATGATCTCGCGCAACGGATCGAGCAGCGGATCGGTGATGTCCTGCCAGTCCGCGAGCGCCTCCTCGAGGACCGCCTCGATCTCATCGGGACCGTCGACCGCGTCGGCGCGCAGGCCCTTCGGCGCGAGCAGGTCGACCTTCAGACAGCCGCCACAGCGACAGCCGGTGACATGAGCGGCGAGGCGCGCGGGCTTGGGCGCAGGCGGGACGGGTTGCTTCGGTTTCGGTTCCGGCGGGACGGGGGACGCGCCGGTCGGCGCCGGGGCCGCCGCCGGCGGCATCAGCAGCTCGTCGTCGGCCTGGGGCTCCGAGAATCCGAACCGATCGCGGATCTCATCTTGGCGGACCTTGAGCCCGAGCGGCACGAGCCGGGCGACCGCATTCGACATCGCATCGAGATCATCCGGTTCGGTGATCGGCCACTCTACCTTCGGGTAGGCCGGCTGCGGCCCGAAGTTGAAGGCGACGAACCAGCGGATGAGATCGCGATTGACCGTGCGTCCGAGCTGGCGGCCGTCGGCCTGAGCGATATCGATACGGACCTTGTCGTGGATCTTCGCCTGACCGTAGGACGAGCCGTCTTTCGACGTCATCGTCTGACCGAGCGTCACCAGCGAGACCTTGTCGTCGGTGTAGTCGATGAGCGAGCCGAACACCTTCTCGCCCTGGGAACCGGAGACCTCGTGGAACTCGATCAGCATCGACTCGGGGATGATCGCCGCTGCGTCGTTGGCGATCGACGAGACCGCACGCAAGAGCGCCCGCTTGTCCTTCTCGCTGGCGCCGGCGCCGTATTTGCCGACGCGGAAAGGCATCCCGTAGACCTCGGCGAACGCGGCCCAATCCTGCAGGGTGAAGCTCTGCACCATGAAGGCCCAAGCGGCCGGCCGGGCGAGACCGCGCCGGATCGGGATGCCCATCCGGGTGCGCGGCATGTGGACCATGAAGCGGCCCCTTGGTAGCTCCTCACCGTCGATCGAGCCGTCCACCGAGAGACGCAGTTCGGTGAGATTGAGCCGATCGAACTGGAAGTAACGCGGGTCGCGCCAATTGAACCGCGTCGGACGCAGGAGCTTGTCTCGATAGTCCCAGCCGGTTTCGACGGCACTGTAGCCCTTGGCGATGCCGTCGAGCAAAGGCTCCACGCCTTCGAGAAAGGCCTCGTCCTCGACCAATTCATGGACCGCATCGACGATTTTAGTCGGTATGTCCTTCGATGCCTCGACCGTCGGCGCAACACCGGCGACGCGCAGCTTTCGTGTCATCAGCACGGATGCGTAATGGAGATACCGCTCCTCCATCTCCTCAGCGAGGGTCAGATAGGCGCGAGCGTCGCCTGTCTGCGCATCGCGCAGGGTCGAGCCGAGCTTCTCCGGCGTCAGCCCCGACGAGATCCGCTCCTCGGCGACGCGACGCACGCCGGCGACGGTCGGCGTGGCGATCTCCTCGGAGAGCGACTTCGACGACACCGGCTGACCGTCCGGCCCCAAGATCTGGCTCACCATAGCGCGCGGCCTCCTCGTGCCTCGTCGTCGTCGCCACTTTCTTCGCGAGCGAGGTCGCGGGCGGTGCGGTAGTCGTATTCCTGCGGCGCGGCGCGGCTCGCCGTGTAGGCCATCAGCAACGCGACGAAGCTGTCGCCGTGGCGGCTCTTGCCGTCGGTGCCCTGGACGCGGATCGGCGGCATGGTGGGCACGCCGCCCTTCAGAACCGGCAGCTGCAGATCCTTCTTGGTGTCGAGATCCCGAGGGATGACGATGGTGTCATCCTCGAAGGCGGCGCGCAGGGGCGGCACGTTTTCGATGTACCAAGTGGGCGAGAGCTTCACCGGCTCGGCCCGCAACGAACCGTAACGCACCGCGAACGCCTCGGAGATCTGCATGCCGATGCCGATGGCGTCGAAGTGCGCCTTGGAGAAGCGCGGCAGGCGATCCGCGATATAGCGGCCGATCTGCCATTGCTGTTCGAACGGGATGTTGCGCAGCTCGACGACGAAGGGGGTCCAGCGCTTCATGTTGCGGAGCGTCTGAAGTGGCCAGAAGACGGTGAGATCCTTCAGGCGACCGAAGTCGCCGCCGAGGCAGGACGGCAGGTTCGGATCGAGCTTCTCGAGCAAGGGCCGGAGGTGCTCTTCGCACCAGTCCTCGATCTCCGCCCGTCGATAGACTTCGGCCACCTGAAGCCACGAGGCCGGCCGCTCCAGGCGCAGCACCGGGATCCCGTCGCCCATGCGCGCCTCGATCAGTGCCCCCGTGAGGATCGCGCCGCCACCTTGCGACGGAATGCAGAAGAACTCTTCGTCGGCCGCTTCCGGGCCGGCGGCCGCGATCAGCTTCGCACGCCATGCAGCCTCGCCTTCGGGCGTCCACTCGGTCTTCGTCTTGCGGCAGATGCGCTGATAGAGCCCATCGCGCAGGGCATCGTCGAGAGTGACGCGCAGGACGGCGTAGGGTTTGCGCCCCGATCGTGCGTCCTCGATCAGCCGGTTGAAAGGATTGTCCTCGCCGAAGTGGGTGGAGATGATGAGGATCTTGCCGCCCCACATCAGGAAGGGGATGGCGGCATCGACCACCTGCTGCAGCCACTCGTGGAAGGCCGCTTCGTCGAGGATGAGATAGCCCTGGCGACCGCGAAGCGAACGGGGCTTCGCCGTCAGTGCGACGATCTCGAAGCCGCTCGGACGGCGGATGCGGAACGCCTGCACGCCCTTCTCGCTGCCGTCGTCGAAGAGGAAGTCCTCGATCTCGACACCGGCGTCTTTCGCGGCCTCGCCGACGGACTCGATCCACTCGGCGCAGGTGTCGATGAACTCCCGCGCCATGTCGAGATTGTAGCCCATGTAGAGCACGTCCATGCCGCCGGCCTCGCGCGCCGACGACGCGGTCAACACGGCATCGAGTGCCGCCGCCCAGGTCATGCCGGTGCGTCGCGACTTCTCGCAGATCGTGATCTGGGCGATGGCCGTCGTCTCGAGGAGCTTGCGCTGGTAGCGCAACAGCACCTCGGTCTCTTCGCCATGATCTTCACCGCGCAACACGTCGAGCCGGCGGATCTCGGCCCATTCGGTCTCGGAGATCGCGCGGCCGGTGGCAAACGTCTCGTTCTCGACGAACATCAGCCCTTACCCTTGATCTGGAGAGCGAGTGCGGCCTTGAAGGTCGCGACGTCATCGCCCGAGAGGCCCTTGGCCTTGGCGACCTTGTCGACGGCCTCCTCCGCCTTGGACTGGAAGTCCTGGAGGATGCGTTTCTTCGTGTCGGCCGAGATCCGCGCAGCCTCCTCGGCGTGCTTCAGAGCCCGCGAGGCGAACATCAGCATCTCCGCCGTCTCGCCGTCGGCCTTCAGATCGCCGGCGCTCTCCAGCATCTCGAAGGTGAGGCTCTTGATCGTCTGGGCGAGCAGCAGCGTGATCTGTTCAGCGTTCTCGCCCTCGAACTTCGGCGTCAGGATCGCCGCGATCTCGCGCGTCTCCTCGAGACGCCGGCCGACAGCGGCGAGTCGCATGGCGCGGCGGTTGAACGCGCTCTTCGAGATCTGCGGAATCGCATCGGCGTCGGTCACCCCCTCTGCCCAGGCGGCAGCACGGATGCGCTCGTTCAACCCGTCTAGGATTTCGAGCTGGGTGAGGTCGCGCTCCTTCAGCGCCGTGAAGGCCCAGCGCACGGCCTCGTCGCACCACTCGGGCAGACGGTCGATCGAGGAGATCCGGCCTCGCCCGGTGTCGCGGCCGGCCATGTTTCGAGCCCCCTTCAAATCACTCGGTGACGATGGGATCGGTGGGCCAGTCGACGCCTTCGATCCGCGTCCGGCGCGCCAGATGCGACCGGCCGGAGGCGGTGATGGAGCCGATCAGCACGGTGTCGACCTCGGTGAGCGTGATCGCGCCGAGGTCGGCGAGATAGCGCATCTCCTGGTGGATCCACGCGCGGTCGCGGTTGATCGCGTAGACCTCGAGCTTGCGCCCGATGAGCTTCGACGACAGCGTGCCGTCAGATTCTTCGGCGAGCCCGCGCAGGATGAGGAGCCGTGCTTCGGCTCGGTACTGGTCGACGAACTTCGCCATGTCAGCGCCCCTGTGACAGCAGGAATTCCTGGAGCCGTTCGCTCGTCTTGGCGATCGGCCCGATGCGTTCGACCAGCACCGCCACCTCGCCCTTGAGATCGCGGAACGCCAGCTCCATCGCGTGGGTGGTTTCGCGGTCGGGCAGGTGCTGGATCTCCGCCTCGACGATGGCGACGCGCTCCTCCACCTGATCGACCTTGGTCGCCAGTTCCTTGTGCGCATCGGCCGAGGCCTTCGAGCGCACGGCGATCCACGAATTGACCAGAGAGGCGAGAGCGAGGGCGACCGCCGCCCAGGCGGCCATGGAGCCGGTATCCATCACTTGCTCCGCAGTTCGGAGTGCGCCCGGTTCTCCTGCCAGACCGCGAGGTAGATCGCGGCGACGGCCGGCGCGTTGCGGATGACGTTGATGTTCTCCGCGTTCTTCTCCGCACTCGGGCTGAAGTTGAAGCTGCCGGTCACCACCGTCTTGCCGTCGACAATCACCACCTTGTTGTGGTGGATCGGATGCTTGCCGTCGCAGCTCGTCTCGATGCCGGCCCGGTGCAGCACGGGAAACACGGCCGCGAGTCGAGTGGTGTTGCAGGTCGCCTCGTCGATGATGACGGCGACGTCGACCCCGCGCGAGGCGGCGGCGCGCAGCGCGTTGATGATGCGGCCGTTGGTGAGCTGATAGGTCATCACCCGAACCTGATGCTGGGCCTCGTCGATCGCCGTGGCGACGAGCTTCGCGGGCTCGTCGCCGGGCGCGAAGGCGCTCTCGATCGTCGCGCCGTCGAGGGAGATCGGATCGGCGTGCACCGGCGGCAACAGTAGGATCGCCACGATGAGCCCGAGGAAGATGGCGATCAGCCAATCGGCGATGTGGATCCTGGTCACGGCTGGTCTCCTCGACAGATGTGGGACTGTTTGTCCATCAGGTTGAGCCGGCCCACCAGCCAGAGTGCATCCGGATGGGCCTCGAGATAGTCGGCGGCGCGGGTCAGTTCCGCCGCCGACATCGTGGTCGGGCAGATCGCCCGGATCTGCTCGAGGATCGCGGCACGGCGGGCGTCGCGATCAGCGGCGGCCGGCGTCACCACCAGCGCCGCCGGCGGCGAGACGGGCGGCTCGGGCGCGCAGCTCTGCAGCCAGAGCATCAGCCCCATCGGGACCATCAACCGCGACACGCGCCTGTGCATCTGCGACCTCCGCCACGACGGCCTGGGTTTCGGCGGCACCGGACGCAACGGCCCGATCCGCGGTCGTCTGCTCGGCTCGTGCATCACGCTCCCGGCCGAGCAGCCAGTCGACGATCGCCCGCAAGGCGAGGCCGACGATCGTCGACCAGCTCACGACGTCGGATCCGTGAGGAGATCGGACGGATGCACGCCCGCATCGAAATAGGCGGCGGCGGGCAACGCGCCGGCGGCCGACAGTCGTGCGATGAGCTTCGGCTCCAGCGTGTCGCCGATCCATTTCGCCGTGGTCGGGGCGTGGGCGACCGCATAGGTGGCCGCCTCGCGCAGGACCGCATTGGCGACGGGCACGTCCAGCACCTTGCCCTTGGCGGCGCCGGCGACGGCACCGAGCGCATAGTCGACGGCGCGGGAGAGCAGCTGCTCCGTGAGCTGCGTGCGGACCCAGGTCGGCGCCCAGCGGGCGATGACCCAGGACAGCGCGGCGACGCAGAGCGAGGCGATCGAGGTGGTCGCCTGGGCGATCCAGTCGCCGATCGGGACGGTGACACTGCCGTCGGCCGCGTAGGCGACGGGCGGCAGCGTGGCCACCAGCAGGGCGGAGAGCACGAGCACGGCGGTGATGTGCTTCACCGCCCACATGACCGCCTCTTCGACCTTGGTCCGCGCGATCGACAGCTCACGCGACGCACCGAGCCCGTCGATATGGGTCAGGAACTGCGCGCCGAGATCCTTGATGCAGACCATGTTCTCCTTCTCGGCTTCGGAGAGCGATCGGTACTGGTGACGGACGGCATTGTTGGCCGTGCGATCGTCGGACGTGGCGTCGATCATCTGGGGCATCTTCGATCCTCAGTTCTTGTGGGTGGCGAGGGCGACGTCGATCGCCGTCCAGGTGTCGGAGCCGGCGATGCCGTCGTCGTCGAGGCCATGAGCGATTTGGAACGACCGCACGGCGGCGCGGGTTTCGGGGCCGACGTCGCCGTCGACGTCGAGCCTCGCGCCGAGGAGGTTGAGGGCCGCCTGCAGCGCTTCCGGAGACCGATTGGCGCCGGTCGGGGCCGGGATGGTCTCCTGCGGCGCCACCGGTCGGGCGGGAGCGCCGAGGACCGAAGCGCGGAAGGACGCGAGCGGGAAGGCCGGGCCGGGGTCGACCTTGCGGTTCGGCGCGATGTCCTCGTGGCCGCAGACGTCCTCGAAGCCGTAGGCGGCCTCAAGCGCCTTCGCGACCGCGAGTGCCGTGGCGAGCTGGACATCGGTGTATCGGTGCCAGGGCGTCATCGGGCCGCCGTTCTTGTGACGCGCGACGAGCACACGCGCATCGGGGACCAGGGTCTTGCCGACATGATAGGCGCCCGGCCCCCCTTCGATCATGTCGCCCCAGTTCGCCAACTCGATCCCGATCGAAGACGAGTTCATGGACGTGCACCCGCGCCACTGGGACGGCCCGGCATGCCATGCCGCCCGATCGAACGGCACGAGCTGCACGACGCGGCCGTCGTCGGCGATGACGAGATGCGCGGAGACCTTGGCTTCGGCCTGACAGAGCCAGGACACGGCGCCTTCGAACCCTCCGCTGGTGAAGTGCATCACGAGGAAGCGGCGCGAGCAGGCTCCACCGACATTGGGAGAGCTTCGGCTCTCGACGGGCTTGCCGTCGGCGAGGAGGCGATGGGATCTGACACTGAAGTTGGGGGTGCCCATGAGAGCCTCGTCGATCCATGAAATCGGGCAAATCCCGGAATTCGATGGACCGACCATGGCGCCTTCGGGCACGCGGAAAGCCGGCGACAACTGTCGCCCCCAGTGCGGATCGGTGCGGAGAGTGGAGGAAGAGACGTTACGACGTGCGACCCGCGCCGTCGAGGCCCGTCAGAACAAGCGCCCTTGCGCGTCGTCCGAAGGGTCCTTCAGGCGCCGGCGCATGCGCTGCACGGTGCGCCGGTGAACGCCGGCGGCACTCGCGGCGCCGTCGATCGACGCGCCGTCCTCGAGGGCGCGGGCCATCCGGCGCCGGGCTTCGGCGAGTGTCCCGACCGGGCCCATCGGGACCTGCACCGAGGTCTCGCCGCCGTACATCTCACAGAGCCGATCGGCGCCGGCGCGGCCGAGCAGCACCACGAGACGGTGATCGTCCTTGCACCGCTTCGGCACGGAGATGCGCTTGCCGCCGAGTTCACGCGCGAAGGCGAGGACACGGGCGAGACCTGCGGTTTCGACGAGCTCGGTGAGCAACGCTGGTAGGCGGGAGGTGTCGTTCATCCGCGCCTCCACTTCCTGGAACAGCATTGGGTCGTAATCTTCCCCAAAATCCCCGCTGTGAGAGGTGCACCCCGCTTGGACTCAGGGTAAAGTTGTCCTCGTGATGGTCGCTCCCCATTCGAGTGGGCACCACGCTGTACGAAGAGGAACTGCCTATGGCTCAAAAAGGAACTCCCTTGCCCCCTCCTGCGCCCCCTCCCGGTTCCGACAAGGGAGCCAGCCTGGGGGTGCGGCCGCCGCCGCCGCCGCCGCCGCCGCAGCCCAAGCTGTGAAGAATCGGTTTCAATAAAGGGATGCGGGGAGTAGCTGTAATAGTCTCCCCGCTGACCTGACCTGTTCCGTCTTCCCCTCAAGGAATTCTTCATGTCTGGCGACGACGACTTCTCTTCGAACTCTGAGCAGCACCATTCAAACGGTGACGAACCCGCGAGACATTCGCTTGGAGTGAGGCCGCCTCCGACACCAAGACCTTCCGAAACAAGCGATCCACCGAAAGGGCCGGGAGGGAAGAAATCTTGAACAACGATTCCGAGCCTACCGATATTGTCGAGCCGACTTTCAATCTCTTCCAGATCAGGCATATGGCTCTGCGCAACGTGGTTTATCATCAGGCGCGGATGCGTGTTCTCGATAGACGAAATCGTTGGGCGACGTTCATCACACTCGTGCTCGGCACGGCCGTTGCCGCTGATATCGGCAAAAGTCACTTGGGGACCGATATCACGACGCTGCTGCTGGGCGGGTCGGTCGCGGTGATCGGCGCCGCACAGCTGGTGTTCGATTTCGGTGGTCTCGCTCGACTTCACCAAATCCTTCATCGCGACTTCACACGCCTCCTTGCGGAGACGATGAAAGAAGACCGGCCCTCGGCCGACCAGTGCCGCAACTGGACGGCGCGGATTGTCGACATCGGTGCCGACGCACCACCCGTACTGCGAGCGCTGGATGCGGTCGCCGACAACGAAGCAAACGATACTCTGGGGGCATTGCCAACAGATCGGCTCGTTGTGTCCTATTGGCAGAACTGCACGAAGCACTGGCTCGCCCACGCCGGCGTTCGCTTCAAGCGGATCGGTGAAGCATGAGGCCATCAGGAGGCCTCCGCTGATACCGGCGTCCAAGTCGCTCGAAGCTCGGCCCAACGGCGATCACGTTGCGTGTCCGCATCTCGTGCAGCACGCTTGGCGCGGTTCCATGCCAACTCGGCATCCATCCGCGTCTTCGTCAGGCGGGACGCCGATTGCCCTGCGTTCAGAGCCTTGGTCTCGGTTTCATGGGCGATCAGATAGCCGCGCAGTGCCTCCTCTTCGATCGCATGGAGACGGTCGGCGCGCGCGATGGCGGCCCCCCAACGGGCACTGGCAAATACGCGCGGTGAGAGGCCTCCGGCATCTGACACCAGTGCCAAGACGAGGCAGCGCAGTTCACCCTTATCGAGACGAGAGAGATCGAGCTCGACAGTGTTCATCGTGCGCCCTCCGCTCGCCGGATCATCGCCTTCAGCGCTTCGGTGACGCGGTTCGCGTCGCCGGGCGAGCAGAACTCCGGCGCTGACTTGCCGGTCTGGCGCGCGACGAAGGCGCGCAGCGCGTCACGCGAGGCGTTGTCGACGGCGCCGACGATCCCGGCCTCCTTCCAGAGTGCGTAGATCTTGCGGACGTGCGGCTGACCGTAGCCGCTTCCGCCCGCCTTACCGGCCTTGGGCTGCCAACCGAGGCGCTTGAACTCGCCGAGCAGGGCTTCCAGTTGGCGTTCGTTGCAGTCCTTCGAGCTGTCGCAGCCGGTGATCCGGACGAGGATCGCGCGGTAGTTTTCCTCCGCGAGCCCCAGATCCTTCTTGGCGATGTGGACCTTGGCGAGGATGGCGCGGTTCATCGGCCGTCTCCCTTGTGACTGAGGATCTGAAGGGTGATTTCGGAGATCCGTTGGAGGATCCGCTCCTGGTGGCGAGAGCGGATGCCGCGACGGACCCGAGCGACGAGCGCAGTGCGCTCGTCCGCAAGGCGCTCGATCTCGGTCGTCGAGGCGGAAGGCGGATCGTCTGCCTCGGGCGGTTGAGAGCGCTCAATCCAACTGTGGAGCATGTCTGGTCCCTTCTCGGCGCGCTCCGCTCGGGAGCGCACTGGAAAGGGCGTCGGCCGGAGCCGACGCCCCTCGACGTCACTCGGCAGCGCGAAGCGCCATGCCGACGGCGGTCTCCGCCTCGGCGTCATCTTCATCGCCGGCGATGGCATTGACGAGTTCGACGATCTTGCGGCGTTGCTTGGTGTCTGCGATGCGGATGAAGGCCTTGTTGAGCCGCAGCCCTTCCGCCGAGCCGAGGAACTCCACGACGACCGAGGCTTCGCCATCGAACCCCTGTTCTCCACCGGCCGGCGCATTGCCCGGGGCGTCTTCGAAGAAGAAGGAGACGGGAACGCTGAGCACGCGGGCGATGGCCTGGAGCCGGCTGGCGCCGATGCGGTTGGTGCCCTTCTCGTACTTCTGGATCTGCTGGAACGTGATGCCGAGGTGCTCGCCGAGCTTCTCCTGGCTCATGCCGAGCATCATGCGACGCAGGCGGACCCGAGAGCCGACGTGGGTGTCGATCGGATTGGGGGACTTCTTGGAGGCCATGTGAATTCTCCTTCAGGATGGAGGTGCCGCCGGCCCGGCGGCGGGGATCAAGCTGCCGCAGAGGCGGCAGAAGGGACCGGCATTGCCCAGCGGCAGCCGGTATCGTCGACGAGGATCGCCATCTCGCCGTCGTCGGTGATTTCGAACGCCGCGACCGAGGCATCGAGTTCGAACGCCAGCCCGCCGTCCCGAATAGCGATCGTCACGACGTCACCGACCTCGGGTCGCGCCGCGCCGTCGACGAGTGCCCAAGCCGCATGCGCGAGGCGGACGGGATCCGTCATGATCAGGCCCTCCCTATCGCTGGTTCGATGCCGGTCGGCCCAACAAGGCCGGTCACGGCCTGGAGAGCAGCGAGCGCCTTGCCGAGGCCATCGCGCATCGCTGCATCGGAGCCGGCGCGCGCGAGGGCCTCCTCGACCAGGAACTGAGCGACGTCGCAGATCGTCGCCGCCGTGATCGCCGTGCTGACCATGCGCAGTTCGATGGGGCGCTCGAAGGTGTTCATGCCGATCAGAACGACCATTGCGCTCTGGCCATCGGCGAGGCCGTCGTTGAGCGCCAGCAGAAGATCGTGGGGGGTGGTGACCATCGGTCCCTCCTCAGAGCTTCGCGATGTCGAGGGAGACGGCCCGAGGTTCGGCGTCCGGCGCCGACTTCGTGTGGAAGCGGACATAGGCCTTCGTCCCGTCGACGCGCATGCTGTCGCGGATCGCCTGCATCGCCCGCTTCCAGCGCTCGTCGTCGAGCTCGAGCTGGAGGAGCCCGAACAGCTCGGACTTGTTGACCTGACCTTCCTTGTCGACGCGGAAGGCGCGCATCACGATCGTGCGGATCTCGACCCGGCCGCCTTCGGCCCATTCGAGCAGGCACTCGTCGATGATCTTCTTCGCCACCTGCAATTCGGGACCGAACACGAGCCGATCGGCGATCTGGACGGAGATCTTCAGCAGACCGTCGAACGTGTTGAAGGTGACGTTGCCCTTCGCGCCACCGCGCTTGGCCTCGTACTCCTGGTCGAGGACGTCGTTGAACGCCTGCAGCTCGGCGAAGCACTCCGTCTTGAAGGCGGCCAGCTCGGCCGACAGCGCAGTGGCGCGCCGCATCAGCTTGCGAACGGTCTCGTCCATCAAGAGGTCCGCCGCCTTGATCATGCTGATCGGCGTCAGCTCTCCCTTGGCGTTGTGCATGTAGACGGTGCCGGACAGTTCGAAGGCACCTTCGGGAATGGTCGTCGCGGTCATTTCAAGTTCCCTTCAAGGGTTGTCCGACGGCTGTTGCGGCCGGTGATCTGGTCGAGGAGTTGATCGCCGGCGGCGGTCGAGGCGGGGTGATCGGTGCCGGTCTCGATCCAGCCGCGACGGGCGAGGCTGGTCACCGAATTCCCGGGGATGGCCTGACCTCGAACCCGCCACGTGCCCGAGGGGGTTCGGCGAAGCATTCGCTTCTGTGCCGCCCGCAGCGCCGCGATCTGAGCGAGGGAGAGGGCGACCGGGCGCGTGTTCATGCGGCGCCTCCGTCGGTGGGGCGGTGGCGGTTCATCTGCTCGCGCCACAGCAGCTCGGAGATGTCGATGACCTCGCCGCCCTCGGTGAGGCGCCGCTTGATGCGCCCTTCGGCAGGGCTCTTCTCCATCGGCCGATAGGGCGATACCGAGACCCTCTCGAGATCGTGCGCTGTGGCATGCAGCTCCAGGCGAGCGATCTCGGCGCGGGCGATTGCCAGTTCCTGGAGGAGGCGATCAGCGGCCGCAGATCCCTCGAAGAGCGCATCGACGCGGTCGATCGCTTCGGCGATCGAGCCGATCAGCAGCCAGACGATCGACCGGCGGATGGTGACGGTCTCGGTGGCCGGAACCGCCAACACCTCGGCGAGGAGGCTGTCGCGGATCGCGCCGAGGGTGAGCGTGGGATTGATGTCGCAGGGGGTCGGCATCTCACTCTCCGGTGTTGGGGTTGTGCGGGCACTTGCGGCAGGCGTGGTAGAGCTGGGCGCGCATGGCGCTGGTCGCCCGAAAGGGCTGGCCTTGCTCGTCGCGACAGCGATCGGTGCCGATCTCACCGAGCACCGGGCAGTCGACGGTCTCGCCCATGTAGGCGCCCCGTACGCGTGCCTCGAGGCCGGCGGTCGATCCGCCCTTGGCCGTGTAGGTGTTGGAGAGCACGGCCGAGATCATGGAGGCGGATACCTCCAGTCGCCGGGCGACGGTCGCCTGACGCTCCTCGGTGCATCGCTCGGCCAGCACCGAGATCCAGCGAGGCGTATCCTCGCCCCAGCTCTGCCGAACGACGGCGACGAAGTCTTTCTTCTCGGGTCCTCGAGCCATGTTCAGACCTCCTCCGCCTCGGCGACGCCGATGACGGTGTTCGTGTTGGGGTCGAAGACCGCATGGGTGCGCAGGATGCGGGGGGCACTGGCGCCGATGTTGCGCAGCACACGGTATTGCGCTGCCTCCGTGGGGCCTGAACGCGAGACGATGTGGACGACGTCAGCCGCCACCAGCCGGGCAACGTAGGTCTTCACCGTCACGAGCCCGACGGGCGGCAGCGTCTCCGTCTCCGTCGCAGCAGCGAGTTCGGCTGCGGTCCAGGTCCCGAGCATCTTCATCGCGCGCCACATCCGGTCGCGCGCGGGTTCGGGATATTCGGTCCCGTCTCGCCGCAGGCGCGGTGCCTCCCGCGCCGTCTTCACCAGCCGGTAGACGGCGCGGTGGCCCGTTCTCGTCGGTTCGCGATCGGAAATGACGAGATATCCCGCCCGGACCAGACGGCCGACGTAGTCGGAGATGTTGCGCCGATCGACGTTCGACCGGCCGTCGATGTCGGCGAGGCCGAAGGGGGCGCCGCCGCCACCGAGATCGCAGATGATCTGCCAGAAGCCGGCGTGGCCACGCGGCACGCGCATCTGCAAGGCGACGAGTTCGACGAGAGGGCGCGTGGGCATCAGCCGGCACTCCTCGGCGACGGCGCCTTGTGCGTCGAGATCAGCGTGAGGTCGTAGTCACCGGAGGCCATGGTGATGCGTCCGGACTTTCGGGCCTCTTCGAGCACGCGGGCGAGGTTGACGACGATCCGTCGCGTGTTGCCGGCAGTGCGCTCGACGATCACCTGGAGGAGATCGTCGGAGACCGTGACGCCGGCGCAATACGACTTCGCCAACGACCGGGCGTCGGCAAGGTCGCATGCCTCCGCCCCCACCCATTCGAGGATCCGGTTGTGGACGCGCTCGAACTTCTCGAGGCTGGCCGGCAAGGTCTCCTCGCCGATCAGGATCACCGGTGCGCTGCTCTTGTCGTGCAACTCCCGCAACACGTCGACGAAGCGACGGTCGGCGATGTGGTGGGCTTCGTCGACGATGAGCGGCCGGCGAATGTCGGCCGAAAGACGATAAATCGCCTGCTCGATCATCTCGGCGATGGTGCCTCGCGGATTGTTCATCCCGAGTTCGATGAGTACCGAGCGGAGGAGTGACTTCGCGCTGGTGTACTGACCCACCTCGACATAGATCGCGCGCGAGGTGTTGGCGCCGTAGATCGCCGACTTGGTCTTTCCCAGCCCGCTGCGGCCGTGGAAGCAGGCCATTCCGGGCAGTCCATCGGCGCGGTTCACCACCCGCTTCACCAACTGGTTGAAGGCGACGACGTTTCGCAGTGGTGCGGTTCCCTTGACGTCCGCGCTGCTGATCGACATTCTGGTCTCCTGATCACTTCACGGCCCGGCTTCTGCCGGGCTTTTTCTTGCCTGCTACGCGGCATCACGCGGTGAGCCAGGCCTCTCCGAAATCACGGAAGAGATCCTGGGAACTGAGGTACTCGGCGCTCTTGCGGTACGAGAGCAGCCACGCCGCGTCGGCCTCGGTGAGTTCGTGGCCGGCATCCAACCGACGACCGAGATCGAGCGCGCGGCGGAAGCGCGTCTGCGGCGCATCCGGAAAGGCATGGATCGAAGCCGAAGCCTTCTCCGGCTTCGGCGGAGGAACGGCGGCCTCGAACTCGGCGCGCATGCGCTCCAGCTCGGCCGTCTCGTCCTCGGTGAGGAGCCGTCGCGGTGCAGGACGGCCGACGTCGAGCGCTGCGGCGATCTCCGGCGTCGTGTGGGACTCTTCGCGCTTCGGGAGAGAGACGACGTTCGGGATGTCTCGGGCCGCGACACTGAGCGCGCGCTCGATCAAGTTCGGCCCCTTGGTCAGCCGCTTGATCTCGTTGCGGACCTCGCGGGAGACGGTGGCGAGCTTCTCGGCCGTGATCTCGCGTTTCGCTGCTAGCAGTGTTGCTGCGGAGATCCCTCGAAGCTCCGGGCAGATGGCCTCACCGATGTATCGGCTGGTCTCCGCATCGAACACCACGGCTCGACCAGCGTCCGTCGGGTCCATGCGGACGAGGACGACGGCGCCAGGAAGCGCCTCATGGACGACGTAATGATAGCCGCCGATCCGCACACCGAACTTGGTCACCGTTCGGATGCCGTCCTTGCCCGCCGCCGGCATCAGCAGGATGTCCAGCGCCCGCTCGTCGATGGTGCGGATCGGTGCCGTCGATCGGGCGGCAGTGAGCGCCGGAGTGGCGCCGTCGAGCCCGCCATGGGGGCGATGGGCGTAGATCTCGGACGACCAGCGGTCGACATACCCCTGCAACTGAGGGCCGGTGAGGCTGACGCCGAAAGCCTGGGCCGTATCCTGGCCGAGACGCACAGCGAATCCTTGCCGATCCTCGATCCGCTTGCGATCGGCCACGTTGTGACCGACGAACCCCGGAAGAAGCGAGGCACAATCGTGCTGAAAAGTCCGGATCGCGCGCTCGACGTGGCCTTTCTGCTGAGGTGAGTAGGGATCGGAATATTCGACCTCGATCCCGAGGGCGGCGAGCAGGCGCTGAGTGGCGATCGCCTTGAAGTCCGAGCCGTTGTCCGTCTTGATCTTGTCGGGCGTTCCCCACTCGAGGAGCGCCTTGCGGATGAGGAGTGCAACGGCCTCCGCTCGAGGCGTTCGCGCGACGTACCAGATCGTCCGGCGTGTCGCGATGTCGATGCAGGCATAGATCGCCCATCGTCCATCGACACAGATCGCATCGACCGGTGACGCGTCGATCATCCACAAGGTGTTCGGGGTACGGACCCAGGCATAGGTGCCGACACCAGCGGGCGCCATGGTCGACCGATAGCGATCGGGGTCGGATAGCCGAGTCAGCACCACTTTTTCTGTGGTCTTGAGCGACTTCAAGGCATGTTGAAACGTCCTGACGGGCGGCATCTCGACGGTACGGCCGGCGTGGTCGCGGATCGTATCGCCGAATTCGGCACGGCACTGCGTCTGGATCTGCGCCGCCGTCAGCAGCGGCTGGTGCGCGATCAGCGCGAGCACGAATGTCCGCAGTCGCCCCTCTTCGGCGGTCTCGACGATCCCCTTGCCCTTACGAGCCGCCGACCGGTCGACGGCGAGGCGATCGGCGCGGCCCAATCCCTTGACGGCGCGCCAGCGGGCGAGGCTGCGCTTCGACAGTGTCGGAATGGTCTCGCGAACCCAATCCGGCACGTAGTGGGAGCCGAGGTTGTAGCGATCGACGAAGATCTGCGTGCGGCTGGCGTCGGAGAGGCGAAGCGCTGTCGAGAACTGCTCATAGGCGTTGACGATTGCCAGCCGCGCATCGCGCTCCCGGGCGGCACGGTCGGTGAGATCCGAGCCCAGCATGAGGGCCGGCGGCAGCGCCGGCGCGACGATCTCTATCTGACGGTGGCGGCGCTCGTATTCGAGCCTCGCCGTGGTCGGCAGGAGCGCGACGTGAAACTCGATGCCGCCGCCGCGCCCGGCGCGATTTCGCGCATAGGCCATACTGTCGGCCCAGCGATGGCGCGCCGCGTAGCGGATCATCGCGCTCTCCGTGGTCGGCAGATCCGGCAGCGCCTCGGCGGCGAACTCCCGACAGGTCAGCCACTCTTTCACCGCTTGGCCCTCCATTCGGCGTCGGCGGCCCGTTCCTCCTGCTCGAGGCGTTCGCGCAGTTCGCGCGCCCGCTCTCGGCGAAGGAGGGCCTCGTATTTCTTGTCGATGACGATCAGACCTGCTTCCGTGAGCAGGTCGTTCAGGGCGCGGGCGTCGCCGGTAACGGCAATGAGGGCAACGAGACGGAGCGCCGAGATCTGGTGCTCCTTCTCCTGGCTGGCGAAATTGTCGAGCATCGCCTTGGAGACGCTCTCGCCGAGCCATTCGCTCATTGCCGCCGCCACGCTTTCCCGGTCGCCCTCGGCTTCGTCGAGCGTCTTGGCGATCGTTCGCTTCAAACGGCGGGACCGGTTCCACGCGCGCACATCCTCGTCAGCGAAGCGCGGCACCACAGGGGCCGGTTCGAAGTCTCGGAAGAGATCGAGCGTGGAGCGGTCGCGCTTCATGCAGCCCTCCGCCCCCTCTGCATGAGCCAACGGTCGATGGCGTCCGAATGGGCGGAGAAGAACCGGTCTTGATCGGTCGCCGGCAGGCGCGAGAACTTGTCAGAGACGCGCTCCCAGCCGGCGAGCTTCGCCGGCGCAGGGATGCGATCGAGGATGGCAATCGCCTCGGCGACGGTGCCTGCCTGGGGCGGATCGGCGAGCAGCAGATCGACGATCTTGTTCTGCCGCTCTTCGTCCTGGTGAGCGAGCTGCAGCAGCTCCGAGGCGACGTCGGCGAGCGGTGCCCGGGCGATCCGCTCGCGGATCTCGAGGCCGATCCCGGCGGCGATCTGCACCGCCACCTGGATCGAGCGTTCCGAGATCCGCAGAGCCTCGGAAGCCGTCTTCGAGAACGACATGGAAAAGGCCGCAGAATCCCGCGCCAATTTCTCCGGGTCGATTTTCTTCGGCTTACGGCCGCGCTTGGGCGGCTGATACGCGGCCTCGTGGATCTCCTTCCACGTCGCCAGATGCACGGCACGATCGAGCGCGGTCAGCTCGAACCGCAGCATGTTCTCCTTGATCTCGCGCAGCCGGATCGCCGCCTCGTCGGCGAAGGCAGTCGCCGAATAGACCTCGGCGTCGATCATCGTCCGGCCGGCGATGAGGTGCGCGTCGACACGGTGACCGCCGGCGATCAGCCGATAGCCGTCGCCGCGCTCCACCACCTCGATCGCGGGCAGCTTCTCGCCGCGCACGAGGGTCTCGGACATGGCCCGCGACCATGTCGGATTGATCGGGCGGAGACGTCCGCTCGTGTCGATCCTGGCGATTTCGATTGTCTGAATGGTCATGTGAGCCTGTTTCGAAGGGGGTTCGAAAAGGCCCCGGGCGGGGACACCGCCCGGGGAGGTCTGGGAGGAAAACGGGGAGGCTCCCACCTCACCACTTGCCGCAGGTGACGCGTGTCCTCACGATCGGAGTGCAACCAACCGAGTCGGAGGAATGGGGATGTCGATGTCCGAGAAGGCTTTGAAGCGCCTGGAGCGCGCCAAGGAGACGCTTGAGAACTTCGGGAGGCAGGAAGTCGTCTGGAAGCGCCGCCTCGCTGATGCGGTGCTGGCACTGATCCAGGACGGACGCGAAGTCACCGTCGAAACTCTGAAGGATCGTCTCGCCGTGTTGGGAGAGAAGACGATCTCGATCGAAGGCACCGATATGAAGATCGAGATGTCGCAGGCGGCATCAGAGACGGCCATCGCACACCTCGACAAAGCGATCGCCGTGCACGAGGAGCAGAAGACCAAGCAGTGAAGCCCAGACTTCCACATCTTCACCGCCGACGACGGCGAGGATCTCCAGAATGGCGGCGCGAATGAAATTCAAGCCGTCGACGCCCTCAGGGATCTGCGGGAGCTCGACGGTGGCATCCACCCCGGGATCGAAAGGCCGGATCCTGGCGACGGCGAGAGCGTAGGCCCGTGCGATCGACGCGATCTCTTGGGTCATCACACCCTCCCGCCGAGCATGCCGGCCCAGATCGCGACGTTGACGAGAAACACCACCAGCACCGCCGCCTCGACGACGGCGCGAGCGATCTCGCTGGCGATGGTGAGGGGGGCCGAGGGAGCGCGGCGGCGCGCTCCCTCGGCGAGACGCGCCGCCCGGGCCGGTTCGGCCTCGTGCAGGGGATGCGACGCGAAGGAGGTGTCAGTCGCACGGCCGTGCGTGGACATGGAAGCGCTCATGCGGCCCTCCCGGTGTCTGCACGATCGTTGCATTTCGGACTCGCGGCGGGCGTGGTCGGCGTGGCACTCTCGCGTCGACGCTGGATGTAGCGGTCGGGCCAGAGTTCCTGCACCGTGACGCCCAGCGCCTTGGCGATGACCTGAGCGCCGGAGAGGCAGCGCCCGTCCAGGGCCTGCCTGCAGGCGCTCTCATAGAGGCCGTTGTCGCGAGCGAGACCGGTGAGGGTGAAACCTCGCCGATTGAGCTCCGCGCGGATGGAGTGGCGATCCCACTTCTGCATCGTCTTCGGTCCTTTCGGGGCGGTCCTGGCAGACCGTCTCCGC